TAACACGAGTGTGATACTCGAAACCGCTCCGTTCTCATCAGTGTTAGCTAAACAATATCCAGTCTCTACTGCACCGTTGTTTCCAACCTGTCTAATTGCTACGGGAATATTAGATTCTGGTGCATAAGGATAGTTACTACCACCACTAAGAACAGTTATACCAACGATAGTTCCACCATCAACCGTAAGAGTTGCCGTTGCTGAAGCATTCTCGTCTCCGTCTCCAGAAACAAAAACTGGAACCGTTGTGCTAGCGGAGTATCCACTTCCTCCAGTGTTAATACGAATATTCTCAATAGCGCCTTTCACAGCGTTATTAACAACGGTTTCATTTTCACCAACGGGTAGATATCCAGGAACAAAGAACTTACGAATCAGTGAATCGGATAAAGTAAACATATACTTCCACTTATATCCGTCAGCCTGTTTAGTAATACTGTTATCAGTGTGGGTTGGTTTAATTGTCGATGCAGCTCCATTGTTATTAGAGATACATTTATATACCTTTTTCTCGTCCGTGTAAATATAAAAATCTTTATCGGTTAGATCAACGTCCTCACGGTACTCGTAATAAACTGTTGAGGTCGTCCAATCAATTCTGCGGAAACCTAAACGAACGTCTTGGCCGTCAATCTTTTTAAGAGCAGTCATATCATGCCATGCGTCATACTCAGACTTAAGTGAGTTATCCGGAGTCGGTGGATTCTCTTCATCAGTCCAAGGTTTGGTGCGACCATAGAACATATAGAAACTAGATCCCGATGACTGAACTGCTCTTACGAGGTCCCTTGCATTTCTATACTGAAACTTTGTTGATAAACTGCTAGCCATTTTTTAATCCTGTGTAACGAATACTTCGCCGGTTAGTCCTTGAGATCTGAACTCAGTGACGTCGATAAACTCTGTGTTAAAGTCCTCGGTGCCAACGTATGCCTCAGAGAAATATACTTCGGTCTGAACTGTATAGTCCTGACGGAACCCGAGCGGAGTACTCTTAAGAACTGGACGTTCAAGTACTTCATACTCACTAGGTGCGACCGTTGCAGTATATATTACGTTGGACTTAATGCTGTTATCGGCAATCTCGTTAAGACGAATATTACCAAAAACTTCCATGCCCGCTGGGTGGACCGTTCTCTTTAAGGCATCAAGCCATATCCCAGTCGAGTAGTTGGTTGATACTTCGTATGCATACTTTTGATAGAACCTAGAATCCTGAATCACAATTGATTCTGAAAGCTGACCCTTAACTCCACGATACTCACCTGCGGTGGTTACCACGGTGTCAAACAATAACTCAATGTCTGCGCCGTTACCGCTCGTTGAGGTAATATCAAGTGTTGAGTCCACGGCCTGTGCATCATTGGAATAACGATACAGATCAAAGTCCTTAAAGTAAAAGATCTCTGATACGTTGGCGTCCTTAACATGCTGAGGTGTATTACCTGCACCATAGTTACTAATACGAATATCAGTGATGGCTCCGTTTGGATCCACGAACGATACGAAGGCACTAAAGGAGAAACCCTCGAATCCTAATACTCTAATACGATCACCAGGAACGTATCCTGAGCCACCGTTCTTAATATTAAATCCTGAGACGGATTTGTATATCTCTGCGGATAGTCCGCCGACTGCTGAAATGGTTTGTCCTGCCTCAAAGGTACCCGACTGAGTTCCTTTCACAAGAGTAAGTTCAAAGATAACGCCGTCAGAATAAACTCGACGTTCCACCTTATCAACTTTTGCAACGGCGTCTGATGCCACCTGACGAATAACTTGTCCAGCAAAATTATCAGCATCGCCGGTCAGCATTGATACTCTAAGTTTATCCTCAACGATCCAACGACCGTCGGATGGAATCAATACTTGTTCCCAAGGATAATAAATCTCTACGACATCGTTGATAAAGAGCTGAAAGAACGTTTTAACCGCTGCTTCGGAACCCTTTGATCTATACAGATCCACTACCTTTTGATAGAAAACTTTAGGTGTAGCCGCATACTCTCGTGGAACATACAGTCCAATTTCTTTTTGAATACGAGCAAGGAACTGTTGTTCCTGTTGCCATACGTCACGTTGCTCGGGTAGAGTGTTCTGATAGAACGAAGCTTTGTTGCTATCCTCAAGAAAGTTAAGGTAGGCCTTAGCGAAAAGGACTAACTTTGGATAGCTTGCTTCGATATGCTCGGGTACGAACGAGTCTACGAGAGCCGATATATGTGGTGCGATGCTCTTATCCATGTCTAGGTACTGTATTATATCTTACGCCTGAGAATTCTTTACCTGCCGCAATGGAATCGATCTCACCTTGGATCGCAGTGTCAGCAGAGTCGATGGTTAATAGGTTGTTACGAATGGACGCAATGTCAAACGAATCAGGAATACACTCGACCTCGATAAAGTTACCCTGGAAGTTTGACGGATTGAACGCCGTCAGTACAACCTTGGTCCCTTGAACGAAACCAGCGTTGGCTACGATCACCTCGGTGTTCGCACCCTGCCCCTTTACGACCTGAACCGTTCTAGAGTTGTCGGCGTTTTTAATATCACGCAGACGACATGTGTTACCGTTAACCGTAAACAGAGTCGACTGATTGATCACTGAGTTCTCGGTAGGCGAACTGTATAGGTTCGTTGAGAAGTCAAGATCGTATCTGGTCGCAACGTTTAGAGTTGGAATAAATCTTTTCTTGACGTAGACCCTTGCGGTTGAGCTAAGGATGGCCTCGTCGGTATTATCAATTGTTTTCAATAGGTTGGAGTGTCGGAACACGCCAGAGAAAGTATTCAGAGTCGAGGTTGAGAATCCAGCGATCGCTGTTCTTACTGCTTCCTCGAGTTGTACACGAGACTTAGTCGTCAACGATGGGTTATACTTAAAGAACACCTCGAGTGAGATATACGTATAGGAAGGATCCACGATCTCTGTTCTGATCGTTGCCACCGATTTTGGTTTTACGATATCAGTTAGGATGGTGTCTCGCTCCACCGCTGATAGGATACTAGAGTTCGCTGGTTTGATCGATACGAATACCTTTCCGTAGTCGGGTGGATCGTTGTCCTCACCGCCCCATGCCTTGATGGTATCGATGTTAGCGAAGTTCTCCTTGATGATGGCCTCGAAGTCCTTAGGAGTTACGCATCTGTTCTGAGATGCAAACGTGATGGGAGCGTTACGACGAATGGAATCATCCGCCTCCTTGTCCGCGCCACCCGCTGCATTGGCAGAGGTAACCACCGTAACGTTGGTGTTGGTCTCAATTGCGTCAAGGTTCGTAAAGAGGGAGGCACCGTTTGCGTCCGACTTATTCGTAACGAGGTATGATATACTAATAAGGTTGGAGTTCTCCAGCGCCTTACCGAGTACACCGTCGCCGAACGATACCTCGAATCGACCGTCAGGGTTCTCTGATATAAAGTAGACCCTGGACGTTGAGGTGATCTCTGTGATAGTCTTAGCCAAAACAAACGTCTTAAAGGTTGACGCGTCCTTGTTGTCGTAAACATCCACCTTGAGCGTTGACGTATCCACATCGGGATCAGGGATAATGAATCTCTCCGTTGACGAACTCGTGTAGACGTACTCGAGCGTCTTAAGAGTTCCCTCGTATACATCCACTCCAGTGAAGGTGGCGTTGGTCGTCGAGTAGTCCTGAGTGGTTACGAAGTTATACGTTGTTCCACTCGCCGAGGTCTTAAACTTGTGGCCTCGACTAATGGTTAGGTTCTGTGAGGTAGGAGAGTTGACGGTAACGTTGAGTACGGCCTTTGAAGCGGCTGCGCTTCTCGGAGTGTATCCTAACAGACGAGCATGACCCACGATGGATCCACGGGTCTGCGCCGTATCGAGGAACGTCTCGTTGATTCCGAGGTTGGCGTTGACGGCGTTGTAGTGCGTCACATAGGCCAGGAGGTTGGTGATCGTTCCTAGGGCAGAGCCCTCGAAGTTATAGTCCGCGAACTCTGGATCATCGGATAGGTAGTCGACCAGATTGGTCTTAATCTGTTCGAAGTCCAGTTCGGAAACCTTTAGTCTTTTGTCTGCCATTATCGTTGTCTCTCAACCGTAAACTCGACCGTTGTGGTCTGTTGCGTTGGTGTTAGTATCTCAATCTCGAGGCGAACGTCGAGAGCGTTTCTGTCGGGGTCGGCGCTTACGACGACCTCCAGTATTCTTACTCGCGGCTCGTAGTTCCTCAGTGCGCTTCTGATCTGTTCGGCCACGACCTCCTCGGTCACCGAATCGAAGTGTTCGAACAGATAGGCCCTGACGTTACCACCGAAGGCCGGCATGAACGGACGCTCACCCTGACTGGTGAGTAGTATATTGAGCACTGACTGTTTCACGGACTCAGCGCCACGTTTCTTTGCCAGATCGTTGGTCACGACGTTCTTACTGAACCCCAGATCGAAGTCGGAGTAGTCCTGTGACCGTGCTAGTATGTCGTTTGCTGTTCTCATACTTTTATTTATACCCTAACCACCAGCGAAAACGTTGGAGCTCCCAGAGATTATGGAACCCGCGTCGCAGGCGTCTCCGACTCGAGCACACGGGATACCATTGACGAACACACTGGAGCTTCCGGCCTTGATCGTTTCGACGTGAGGAACGCATACGTTGCCTGATAGAATGGTATGGACCACGGTGGGATCGCCCTTACGCTCGACGCCCTTGGAGTTGGCG